TGTCACGTACGCTAGCCTCTATGCCAGCGCGAACGTCCGAGGTGTCGGGCTCCAGGTTACCAATGACGCACGTGATGGACTGCTTGATCGGAGCGACTACGAAGTAATCCTTGATTGCCACCGGACGCACCGTGTCGAGGTAATTGATCACCGCGTTGACGTCAGTCTCGGTAGGAAACCCATCGTTGCTGGCGCGGAAGATATCCATCATGAAGCGGACGGTCACCGTGCCAATGCCCATCTCGAGTGGGAAGCTCCAGGCCCGCGTCACTCCCGAGACGCGAAGAGCCCAGTTGACGTAGTCTTCCTTGTCGCCACCCATCGGTGGGTTCTGAATTCGCTCCAGCACGCGTAAGCGAAGATCGTCGTCAATCTCCTCGTCAGTGCCATCGGTCATGTCGTAGGTAACCGTGCAGAACTCAACCCCTGGGACAATAACGGCTAATCCAAGGTGATCGCCGGCCAGTAGATTACCAACAGCACCAGGCTTGAGAGCGCGGACTGTACAATCAACCGCCCCCGTCGTGCTGATCTGCACCCCCTCAGTGGTTTCAAAATCGAAGTTATCTGGCCCTCTCAATTGAGTGCCAATGGGAATGATAATCCCACCAGTTCCCTCAAACGTCACGATGCCAGTGGATGCAGTCGCCAGCTTGCGCCCGACGGTGCCATTAGAATTCACCAACCAAATCGTGCCGTGGCGATCAAGCCACTCCGTCTCCGCCGTCAGTGGCAGAAGTTGCAACGCCAGCCAGTCGATGTACAGTAAGTTGAGGTGCGACATGCCGGCATCTGCGTCGCACATCACGCGCAGAACATTATTCCCAATCATGGGAGCGCCGTCGAGCGACGTTGACACGTCGTCACGCACCAATTCACGCACGCGTTTTAAAGTAGGCGTGGCCCAGGGCAAAACTGCCTCCAAAAATTTTTAGATGTTAACGACCTGCGACCACAAAAACTGGAAACGCAATTCGATTGCCGTCAATGGCCCGCGGTAAATGGTGACGTGAGCATCGATCTCTTGACGCCCGACGCGTTGGGCCGTCACTGAGATTTTAGAAGCGATGCGTCTATCGATGAAAGGCTTCAGCGCCTCACGCGTGTATTGTTCAACACGCACGACGGTAGCGCCCTCGACCGAACCAAAATCTGCGATCTTGGCGCGCAGCAATAGCCAATTCTTGCAGCCGATCGGCCAACCGTTCCATATCTCTTCAGCGTCGAGATCACCCCACCAGCCGCGACGATCGACACTATCGGGGTCAGGCAAGATCTCCTCTGGATCGGCAAGTGCGTCAGTGCCAAGAGCAACTCGTATCGCCGTTGCCAGCTCTTCCTCTTCAGATAAGCCATCTGATGTAAGCACCCAATCCATTAGGGTGCCTGGCAAAGCAGCGGTCTGCTTCAAATTTAGAAATGAATTTTTGCCTTGGACCAGGATATCAACCATATCACACAACTAGCCCGTTCAAATAATGCACTATAAAGTAGTAGACTGCAAACATCAGCGCAAAGATAATGATCTCTGTGTCCATTGTTCTATGTCCGTGCTAACGCCTTAAGCAATGACTTGAAAGCAGCCTTGAGCTGTTCAAAATTGGTGAGGTTGGTATCAACCCACGAGTCGATGGTGGCACCGGAAAATTTCTCCAACAAGATCGCCATCTCGATACGGCCAGGGTCATTGAGAATGTCGCGCCACCGCAGTTCTGACTCACTCAGCGTCGCGTGCATCATTGAAGCACCAGCGCTAGATGAGTCCTGATCCTGCTTGATCTGAATCGGATTGGTAGTCCAGCACCCAGATTCATCCACGAATATACGATAGTCCTTATAGCGGATGTGAACGTGCTTATCGGTGGTCTGAGCAGAAATATCATCGTCCTTGTACTTCATACTCAGTTTTTTATCTTCAACGGTGTGGATGCCATCGCCGCGCTTGACTGTGGTTTTCTTTGCCGTCTGCTCTATGTAGGTCTTCGACTCCTTCTTAAAAATCGGCCGCTGTCCGTCAGACTTCTTGGAGCCGCCAGACTGACTGGACTGTCCTCCGCTAGAGCCAGAACCACTACCACTACCTCCGGACTGCGAGTCCTGCTCAGCTTCCACCAAGGCAAACTTCTGAGTTTGCACCGACGTCAGCCGCGGCCCCTCATCAGTCAGATGCAATTGCTGCACCTTATCCTTGTCGTTGGTGCGATACAACGCAACATCGCCGGCCTTGCCGCCCTTTTCTTCCCCCTCCTTAGACTTCCCGGTCTTTTGATCTTTCTCATCTTCCAGCATCATGTGATGCCGCGGGTCTTGGAGATTCTGCGCCGACGGGTCGGAGCGAGTGCCATTGGCATAGTGTGTCAGCCCCATGGCTGACTTGCCCTCTGGCTGTTTCTCTTGCCCTCCACTAGATCCGCCCCCACCACCTTGACTGCCGCCAGCGCCACCGCTCTGTTGCTGATCTTCTTCTTGTTCCTTCGGCCAATAGGAAAACCCATAGGGTTGAACGATCGGCACTCCCTTGCTGGTCTCGCCGTGCGTCACGTCCATATCGGCAGTGGGAATGACCGTGCTATGGTCAACCTTCCTGATCGTCGCCCGCGACGTCGACCCCATCTGAGCCTTATGCGATGCCCCGCTGATCGTGTCTCGTTTCATCGCATTTCCTTTAAACTGTCGGCTTGCCTTCCAACTTGTTGACCAATTCCAACGTCGTGCGCGAGCCGCTGCGATCATCCTGGGTGAAGGTGACCGACTTGCACTGCAGCGTCACGTTGTCCATGATCAACATGGGCGACCACACCGTCACCTTGTCCCAAGGTTTCCACAGGCCGCCCTGACCATTGCCGCCTCGGAACCAACCCTGCACAACGATCTCGAGCTTGATGAATTCCGCCGACAATGCCGTTGCTTCCGATCCAGAGCGCTGGACTGCATCAGCTTTCAGTCCTGGCACCTCAAGATGCGATAACAAAGGAATGCCACCGGCGGCACCACCAGAAAACGGTTGGGTATTAATGATGCCCCAGGCCTGTGGATTTGGTGCCGCCTGAGCTATCGAAGACACGTTGGCGTTATCGCCAAAAAATTCTTGCGAGATGATCTCACGGCCTTCGAGAATGTTCTGACCCTCGACCACACGACCCGTGCCGTAGGTGAATCCGGGCGTTGTTCCCCAGTAGCCGTCACCGGAATCTGGATCAGTGCCAAGGCGAATGTTACGCGCACGCGCATGCGTTTCCATAACTTCCCAAACCGATTGCCCCTGCACATTGACTCGGTCGAATTTCTCTTCCGAGATACCACCCTTGCCCTGAAAGTTTAGGGCCAGGGGTTGCAGCAGCTTGGTCGCCATCTCGGAAAAGCTAACCTGCCGCAACTCTCCACCCTCGACCTTGGCTGCGGCACTGACGGTTTTGTAGGTCTCGCTCTTTCCTGTGATCTCGACGCCGTGATGGGTGGAAGTATATGCCACCTGACGAACTGTCACACGTCCACCTATGGCATACTCGCCGCCAAGTGTGACCGTGCATCTGTCACCCGGCTTGATACGATGCTCGGCAAAATTCGGCGCTAGCGGCTTACCCTCAGAACAAGTAAAGCGATACATGTTGTTGGGTGACTCGGTACACAGATAGACGTACACCGTCTTCCAGTCATGATACCTAGCACCGCCAACAGTAAGTTCCGCGACCTCATGCGATTTGAACGGCATATCAAAGCCTCATGCCGACAGTGCCCTGACATTTATCGACACGAAGGCAGGATGCACCACGTGATTCTCCCTAATGATCTCATCCGATCGAGAGCCATCGCCATAAATGAGCTGCGACACGGCCAACGCCGGCAGTGGCGCTGCCATGACATAATCAATGACTTGTGGCAATGGGCGTGCAGTCTTGACCAAGTGGTTGGTCGTGGCTGCTGCGAGTTGAACCAGCGCCAGAAACGACGCGCTATCCATGTGATCGGCGGCTACTTCCTTGGCAGTATTGAACGAAGCCTTCGTTCGCGCCATCACTGCATTGACGCTATCGCGATTAGTAAATTTCATATCAGCAATGATACGGACCTGTTCTCCCAGAATATAGAAGATACAAACCTGTGTCATAGTGTCGGCGAACAAACTAAGCGGCGCCTCAGTAAAGAGTTGACTAAGCACCTTATCGAACCATGTTAAGCCAACTCCGTTTTTTCTTGCAGCTTCAAAACATGCCTTCAAGTTAGCGGAGAGCGTGTTATCGAAGACAGACGTTTCAAGATTGTCAAGGAGATTTCCCACCGCTCGTCTGAGCGTAAATCCCTCGAGCCCTGTCACTGTCCCCAATGTCCCTATG